ATTGGTTTAAAGATAGAGGGATAAGTCAGCAAACCTTGCTTAGAATGAAAATAGGGGCAGGTCTTGAATGGATGCCTCAAACCCAAAAGAATGAGAATACAATTCAATTTAATTACTTTAGGAACGATGAGCTCATTAATGTGAAGTACCGAGATGGGGCAAAGAATTTCAAACTTTCAAAGGATGCCGAATTGATATTTTACAACCTCGATGCCATAAAGGATGCAACCGAATGCATAATCGTGGAGGGTGAAATGGATGCCTTGTCTTGGATTGAGGCAGGATATATAAATGTGGTATCAGTTCCTAATGGTGCAACAAAGGGCAGCAACAAACTTGAGTACCTTGATAACTGTTGGGAATACTTTGAGCATCTTGAAAAGATATACCTTGCAACTGACCAGGATGATGCAGGTCACAATTTAAAGATGGAGCTTGCTCGGAGATTAGATCCTGACAAATGCCTTACCGTTGATTTTAAAGATTGCAAGGATTCAAATGAATATTTAAAGAAATATGGAATCCTTGAATTACTTGAGGTGTTAAAGAATGCAAAGGAGTTTCCATTGGATGGTGTTGTCAATGCCTTTGATATTCAGGATGAAATAAACCACCTGTATGATATGGGATTGAATGCCGGGGCGCAGATAGGTGATGAATACTTTGACGATCATCTATCTTTTGAATTAGGAAACAAGACTATTATAACTGGAATACCAGGCCATGGTAAATCGGAGTTCCTTGATTACATCATGGTGAAGTTGGCCATCAAGTACGGTTGGAAGTTTGGAATCTTCTCGCCTGAAAATATGCCCCTTGAAATCCATGTGTCAAAGTTTGCAGAGAAGATAATCGGCAAATCATTTTCAGGAAAGTACAAGATGAATCCCATGGAAAAGGATGCGGCCATTGAATTTGTAAACGAGCATTTTAAATTTATCTGTCCAAATGATGACTTTTCCCTTGAGGGTATTTTAAAGATTACCAAGGGAATGATTTTGAGATACGGAATCAAATCTTTTGTGATTGATCCTTGGAATCGACTGGATGATGAGCCACCTGTTGGAAGCACTGAAACAAGATACATATCAAAGCAATTGGATTTGATATCCCAGTTTCAAATCAAGTACATGGTGCATCCGTTTTTGGTTGTGCATCCTACTAAAATGAAAAAGGATAAGGCCGGGAATTATGAAGTGCCAAATCTTTATGACTTGATGGGTAGTTCAAATTTCTTTAACAAAACTGAAAACGGAATATCGGTATATAAGTCATGGAGCAAGGAGGATAATAAATATGTTTCAGAAATTCATATTCAAAAGGTAAAGTTTAAGCATTTAGGTAAGCCCGGCATGTGCAGATACAAATGGAATTTTATTTCAGGCAGATATATGCATGATGCTTCCTTTGGATGGGACAATACCAATTGGCTTGACAAAGGTCAGCAGGTAGAATTGACTTTTTTTGAGGGCCAATTACCGACCATGTCAAAGAATGAGAATCTTGGCTTTGCTGCTGACTTTAAGGATAAGGTAGATACCACCACCATTGATGGAGTAACCTACGAGATGATGCCACCACCAACCGAAACACTATTTTAAAATGAGAAAGAAAATAATTATTCAGACAAAGTTAAACTTTGACAAGCCAATAGTAAGACAGGACCGACCTGTTAGGATTACGGACTTTATACCTTTAAAAGATTTATGGAAAAAATAACCTTTGATATTAACCCACTTGGCAAGCCCAGGATGGTACGATCTGATTCATGGAATAAAAGACCGGCAGTGCAAAGATATTGGGAGTTCAAGGATAGAATAAACATACAAGCAAACCTGCTTGGATATAAAGTAACTGCGGAGCTGTTCCTTGAGTTTATCATACCGATGTCTGATTCATGGACCGATAAAAAGAAATATCTGATGATTGGTAAACCACATCAGCAGACACCTGATATTGACAACCTTGTCAAAGCATTTTTGGATGCATTATGCGAGCAGGATAATTTTGTGTATTATATTTCTGCAAAAAAAACATGGGGCATTAGTGGAAAAATAATTGTTTATAAAGATAATTGTAATACATTTACAGAATGAAAAAAGAGAAAAGGGAATCAATGATTATGTTTAGGACCTTTCCCACCCTGCAAAAAAGATTGAAAAAAAAGGCTGAAAGGGATGGCCTGACATTATCCCGGTATATTGAAACCATATTATTAAAATCAAAAAAATGAGCAATTACACGATTACAGGAGAAGTAGTAAAAATTGGAATGACAGAGGCTGTTTCCGATAAATTTAGAAAAAGAGAGTTTGTCATAAAGGATTCCAGTGATAACTTTCCGCAGGTAATATCAATGCAATGCTGCCAAGATAAGGTTGCCCTATTAGATAGCTTAATCGTTGGCAGCAATGTAACGGTGACTTTCAATCTAAAGGGTAGGGAATGGATTGCCAAAGATGGAACGGTTAAATACTTTAATACTATTGAGGCTTGGAAAATCGAAAATCATGATTTGTTATTCTAAAAAGATAGCAGCCTTGGAGTTAAAAGTCAAGGAGCAGGGTGAACAGATCACCAATCAGATAGCGAGCATTGATGAATATCACATCAAAGAGATCCGGTGGAAAAAGGAAAAGGATATTTGGGAACGAGAAAACAATCTAAAGAATGAAATCAAAACCATCATTGAAGAGGGCTTTCGCAGAAAGGAAGCTATGGACCAAGGAGGAAGTTGAAAAGGTTGGGAAGTTATATCCTGATATGGATTCCAGTGAGATTGCCAAAATTATGGGATGCCGGTTGGACCAAGTATATTATATAGCATACAAGAATAGATTTGAGAAATCATTGGCATACCGTCAAGGCATGGCAGCAAAGAAAAACTTTAAGATTGCAGGAAAAAAGTATGTATTTGCCAAAGGCCATACTCCAATAAATAAAGGAAAGAAGATGGAGGAGTATGTGCCTGCTGAATCCTTGGCAAGAATCCAAAGTAGTCAATTCAAAAAGGGCATGAAATGCCATAACGAGCTGCATGATGGAGCTATTACAATCAGGACTGATAATAGAAATAGACCTTACAAGTTCATTCGGACAGCTAAAGCAAAGTGGGAAGCCTTACATGTACACCTTTGGAAGCAAGCACATGGACCAATTCCACCAGGGCATGTTATCATCTTTAAAAACTTTGACACTTTAAACTGCGAGCTTTCCAACCTTGAAATGATTACCAAATCCGAGAATATGCTGCGCAATTCAATTCACAATTATCCTGAAGATATAAAGGAAGCAATTTACACATTACAAAAACTAAAAAAGAAAATCAATGGCAAGGAACAAAATACAAGACCTACGCAATCATCTCTTTGAGGCAATAGAACACCTGATGGATCCCGAAGAGAGCCACATGACTATTGAAAAGGCCAAGGCAATTGCAGACCTGGGGCAGACAATTATAAATTCTGCAAAGTTAGAAATTGACTTTATAAAGGTGCGAGATCGGAGTGATGGACATTACTCAATTCCTGCCTTTATGGAGGATATGGACCAAAAAAAGCTGGCAGATTAATAAATACCCTCACAGAAATGTGGGGGTATTTTGTAAAGTGCTGATTATCAAAGCAAAAAAAATTTACATAAAAATGTTATTAGTGTGTATGTAGTGTGTATATTTGTCAAACCAAACAACAACATATTCTAACAATTAAAAAAACAACATCAAATGGTAACTCAAGAAAAAACTGAAATTGTAAAAGTAAATATTATTGCTAATCTATATGCAATGGATAAAAATGTACATATAATTAATATGCACTTAAGTAATACAAGACCAAATCAATTTGAGGATAACTTTGGTAACTTATGGAATTCTTCAGAATTAACTAATTTTGCTCATTTAAAATAATAAATTAAAGGGGAGCAGCATCCTACCAACTGCATAACTTTAAAAAAAGCGACACCATGCAAATGCCAACCTACAATGAGTTACTCTTCGCCTTGGAGATTCTCACCATCCCATTAATTGTATCAATAGTTCATTATTTATTAACCTTTAAAAAAAGCGACACCAATGGAAAAAACTAAATTAGAAACCGCAGTGGCAAACTTCCAAGAAACTTTGGAATCCTATGCCATCACCCTGCCACTTGATTCAATGACAAGGATAGTCTTGATGGGCATAATTGAAAGTGATATGTACATTGAAATGAAAAAAGCAAATGGCAAATAGAATTAGAAAAAATGTAATGCTTCATCCCGATGTGATTGATGCAGGCAAAAAAAAGGCAGATAAAAAAGGACTGTCATTCTCCAGGTATCTTGAACACTTAATTAGAATCAGCAAATGACAAAGATAGAAATTGTAAAAAAGGCCGCCAAGTCAAATGGGATTGGGCG